AAACTATTAGTTTCTTTATTTAATACCTCAAAATAATTTTCTTTAATATAATAAAATATTTGTCCATCATCATATAAACTTGTAGTTGCTAAAGCACCTTTTTCTGACAAGGAAACAATTTCCCCATTAGTGTTAGGAAAATACAAGTACTGTTCACTACCGTCTGCATATTGTACTTTCTTTCTAAAGATAATTTTATTTTGACTATTAACTTCTTCATTTACAATAATATCAAACAAGTCAGGATCATCTACTACACCGTCTTCGTCAGAATCAAAAAAGCTTACTTCCATTTTACTACTGTCAACATAGCCATCTCTATCACGATAACTAGCAATTACTTCCCAATCATAATCAACAGTAAATGAATCTGTTGAATCAGGTTTACTGTTAATATTTAAAACTGAAATTTTGTCTTTAACTGTTTTTCCGCTTGATCTATTAAAAACTTTATCAGAAGAATCATAATAAAATCTAATTTCATTAGGACTTTCAAACAGATACTGAATACCTCTATATGTAATTGTATACGTATCACCTTTAGGTTCAAATAGCAGTAGCCAACTTCGATCAGCTTGTTGACTACTTGTGCTTCCAGTTTGTGATATACTAAAGTCATCAAAAATATTCAAATTATCTAGCGTTATAACATCCCAGCGAGCAGTATTAATATCAAATCTCAATCCAAAAGTATTTTTAGCAAATACTTGATCAATTATTTGAGTTTGTGTATCAGTAAACAATTCAAATGATAGTCTCGGAATAATTTGATCTAAAATTGCTCCTGTAGGTATAATGTCAGTTAATTTAACCGGGCCACGACCGTCATCAGTCAACTCGGTGCCATTTCCGTCTACACTATAAACTTTAGTCCAAATATAGTCAACAGAATCTAAATGATCTGCATTTCCGTCCATAAGAGCATTATTATTATTTTTCATAAAATGCTTACCTTCAGGAGCAACAAATTTTAATAAACAGTTTGGTGTAATATATTTTAAAGTAGTAGTAGTAAAGTCACCTATTATTTGTAACTGGCCGCCTAAATTATTAAAATATCCTGTGTTTTGATTTGTCTTATTTGTAACACTTGTCCAAAAATTATTAAAATCAGATACTTTTATTTTTGTAAACTCGCTATAGTAAAAATTACGTAGATTATAATTAGATAAGATAGGTGTAATAGTATTTGCTATTGCGCCTGCAATGTCAGCTCTAGTTTGCCAAGCAAATTTGTTTTTAAATTCTACTTTATTTTTTGTTAGAATACCATCATTACCATACAAGTTAGTTTTACTATACTTGCCTGTGCTATCTATTAAATCAAAATATCTACTAATACCACTGCTGGTTCTATTAACACTTTTTACTTTTATAATATCAGAATTTCTAGCCAATGGCGCAAGTTGATAGTCTTCCGCTGTAATCATTCTATTTTGAGTATAGTAGTTTGCAGGAGCATTAATTTTGATACTTTCGTTAGACTCTGTACTAGCTCCATTGGTTAACTCGTAACTTAAATTACATATTATTTTAAGTGTTTCAGTTTTACCTGCATTACTTGTGTAAGGTATACTCATACTGACAATAGATATTTGATTAGGATCTACACTTGTTACGTCAGGAGAGCTTGTTCTATAATAGGCTCTAAATTTGCCTAATGGAATATTTCCAAAGGTACCATCACCAAATACTAAACTAATACGATCATCTATTCTAGTTAACACACTGAAAATATTTTTAGTATTTTTTTCTAAGTTGTTATAAATTACATTATTACCTTCAGTAGAAGCAACTTTAGTCCATTCTTCTTTTTCAAACTCTTGAGAATCTAAAGAATAAAGCCAAACATCAGATTCGTTTACTTGTGTGTCATCAACCGCTACAACTTGATTACTATATCCTTCGTTGAGCTCAAAATCACCATTAACCATGTTACCTTGTCTAAAATGGAAAAAATAACCTGTATTTGAGCTTTGATTTCCTTTGCCGTCAGATCTATAAAGGAATGCAAATTTATTACCTAAAAAAGGAGCTTCTTCTATAATATTTCCATCTTCGATACCAGTACTAACTATTTCAAAATTTCTGTTTATACCGTTTATATTTCTAGTAAACGGTACGATTGGAATACCTTGATTTTCAGAATTAATTCTATATTGCTGTGTTACAATTCCATTAATTATTTCTTCTTGTATAGGATTGCCAATACCTGCACCACGAGGCAAAGCAGCATTTAAAATACGAGTAAACTTACTATTCCAATTAGGATCTGTTGAATCATTAAATGTAATATTACCGCCATTTAAACTAAATCCATTTTCATCTTTTACTTCTTCAGAAGTTGATATTGAAACTATTTTTAACAATCCGTTTACTGGCTGTACACGTTTAGGTTGATAACTTAGAAGTCTAGCAAGACGTAACACACTTTCTCTGCGTTCTGCTGTTTCTAAGAAATTTTCTCTAGCATTTAAATCAGTTCTAAATGAAAAGTTTTGTCCTAAAAATGCTATTAAATCAATTAGAGCTACATACTCACTTGATTCAATATAATCATTAAAATCTTCTGGATAATTACGTCTTAAGTACGTAATCATTGTTCTACGTAAATTATCAAAATCGTAAGAAAGGAATTCTGCATTTCTAAAACTTTGATATATGCGCTTCCAGTCTTCGGCTACTAACAATCTATTTTGTCTATCAGTATTTGACATATGAAAACCTTTGAAATATTTTACATATTTATGTAAAAATTAAGCACGTAGAAAACTTTTAGTAACTTCTTTGATCTGTATAATCCCTAGAAGTAGGTATTAAATAACCTGCTCTATTATCAAATCTCAATTGCAAGTATTCTGATATGTCATAAGCCAAATAAGTAATGTCGCATTGTATTTGCACGCCGTGGTCATAGGAATCAACTATAATTTTTTTTGCTGTTACCCTTGGATCAAAATTGATAATTTCTGTTACGTTTTCAGCAATTGCTTCTTTTAAAACTTCAGTTAATGGATCGAACAAAACATCCCAAATTATACAGCCAAACTCTGGATCTGATAATTTTTCACCTTGTCTAATGTGAAAGTGATTTATTATGTCTTGACGTATACATTCTAAGTCATATATAGATACACTTTTTCTAGATGGATTTGTTGTGCTAAATCCTCTATAGGTATTGCCTGGCAAGCCGTAACTTTGTTTTTTTGCTGTCGGTACAACAACTTCTTTGTATATCTTTTTTTCTATACGAGACATTAGAATATACCTCTTCCTTTTATACAGTATTCACGACAGTCGACATGCATAGCAGACTGATAACCTTCGGGCGGTGTTGCATAATTTGATTCATTTACTTCTAAACCTGAATATGACAAGTTATGTTCAGGTGTTTCACCCCATTTAGTAAAAGGCGCAACCAGCTTGTATGGTTCATTTAATTCTTCATGTTTCCATGGATATCCAGATGGTAATCTTCCTAAGTTAGTTTTCAACATATAAAAATTAGGGTCTTCGTAAAAATGTACTAAACCATTATGTGCGGTTTCATATTTTACCATAGGAACTGTATGCCAATAACCATGTCCGCCTACATCTTCCATACCACTTACAAGATTCCATTCTTGTGCTACTTCATGCGGAGGGTTAGTAGCAAGCACTGCTTTTAATACTAAATCTCCATGCTCTAATGAGCTTTGATTACCAGATCGGTGTGTTCCTACTAGTTCTAAAAAAGGACCTGGTATGTCTTGATACAAGTCAAGACCTTTAGTTGCTACTTCTTGATAAGAATATCCTATACCAATTCCTTCTAAACCTTTTCCAGGTTGTTTGTAACCTTCTACTCCTTCCGGAACCTGTTCGCCTTCATGCGGAACATCTAATGGGAAAGATTTTGCAATAAAATTATCTCCACGATTATGCATATGAAACTTTAGATTTCCGTTTTTAATATTATCACTACCTACTTCGTAATCACCTTCAAACGTTGAAATACCAAATCCATTAGTGGTAATAATTTCCAATCTACCGTCTACAACCTCTAAAGCAAATTGAATTTCACCTCTGCCTCGGTGAAGGTCACCGCCTTCACCGCCTGGAGATTGATCTGCGTTATCTACTGCTTCGCCACTGCTGCGGCCAGTTCCTGCTGCTATACCTAGATCTTTTCTCTGTTCGATATAGATTTTACGCATTGCAGACATGTTTATTTCGTCACAATCTATGTTAATCTGATGACCATGTAAATTAATTTGTGACTGACCATCTATTTCAGGCGAGCCTTCTAGACTTTGAGTTCCTATATGCACTCCGTCTTTTGCAAATACATCTATTTTACCATTACTGGACATATTAATCCAAGACATCTCGTTAGCATGTCGTATGTGAATAAAATCTTCAGAATTATGCATTATAATTCTATGTCCTGTTCGTGTTTGTAAACGCATATGCTCATTTAGATAAGAATCTAACATAGAACCTTCAGTTTCACCGCTGTCGTTACCGCCCGGATCTGGCGAAACGTTCCATGGTGTAGTGCCTGAATAATCTCTATGAGCATACCACGGATTTGCTTTTCTTGAATATCCTACAAAACCGTCATCCATTAAAATAACAGAACCGCCTACTCGCATTCTATAATATTCATTTTCGTCTTTACCTACAGTTTGATTATATATATTTCTGTTCCGTGGACCCCAATGA